AAGCATTGGTATGCTTTTCTTTTCGTCAGTTTCTTTGTCAGTGATCTCAATCTTTTTATAAAAAATGCCGCCGGTCGCTTTTTCGCCTTTCTTAACCTGAGCGCCTTTATCGGCCCATTGTTTATAGGTCCCCCATATATTAGAGTCATAACCTTGACGGACGGCCTGAGCTGATAAAACAAGCGTATTTATTCCGTTATAGTTTTTTCCGCTTGATATGTTATGAGGCGCATCAATAGCGGCCCACTCTTTTGACCAGTCAGCGCCGGCTGTTTCCATCATTCTAATGATAGTATTTGTAACTTCTTGCTGGATATCGTTTTTCATTTTTATTTCCCCTTATAAAGCAGCAGTAAAGTAAGTGGCCGCTAATGGCAATACGATGCCTGCCAAGAAAGAAAATGCTATTATCATCGTTAATAACATACGGTTTTCTTTTTTAGTTTCTGTTCTAGTCATTTTGTTTTCCTTTGGTTAATTATAGGCGCCAGCAAGTGTTGGCGTTGGTCAATTATAATCATAAGACAATCAAGCAATGCAATAAAAAAAACAAAAAAACTTCAAAAAATGTTACAATATACCAAGCAAACATAGACATACCAACGAATACAGCGTTTCAATTGTTTTGCATTGTTTTAACTATTCTTAACGTTTCAGCTTAAAACAGCGGTAATTCATAGAATAGATAAAGGCTCGAGTTTTTCCGGTGATAGTATGCTTTTATTCCATTACTCCATATAAGAGAATAACAAGTTAGATCAATATAACTGCTTTCAAAGTGTGCAGTTCTAGGTAGCAAGTAAACCTTACTGGTCAATATGACTATTGATGAAAGCATGGTTTAACACACAAACAAAACGTTCCCCAATTCACCAAAAACAATAGCAATAACCCTATCAATTCAAGCTGAAGCCAATGATACCAATGGTTCTAGCTGATTATCAGGACAAATTTTATTCATTTTATTTATGCGCGCGCGAGGGGTAGCCTTTGGAGTGCCGTCGACATTTACTCATACTCCCCTCAACGCACAAAATTTCCCACTTAAAACGCTAACCCTACCTTACCTACCATTAACAGGAGAGAACGTCTTAAAACAGCCTTAGAAGCCGTTTAATGAGATATTAACCATCTCTCCCTGCATGTTTTTGCTCTGTCAAAATATATTTTTTTTGTTTTGAAAAACAGTGTTGACTTTGATATTCACCTGAATTATGATGACCTTCATCGACAGAACAATTAAATGTCGGTGTTAAATCTATAAAAAGGAGAATATATGTTCAAAACAGTTAAGAGGTTGGTAGCTATTACCAGTAAAAAGGCACTGAATGATGCTACTGGCGTTCCTATTCATTCTTTAATAAAGATAGAGAATGGCGATAGTAGGGTTCAGTATGTTCATGTAGAGGTGCTGCATAATTATTTTTTCGGTAAAGAGTCATGAAGCTAAAGTATGTTATTTCTACCGAAGAATCCAAGCGTAATTGTATTCATGCTATCGAGCAGTTGGATGTTGATAATAGGCGGGTAGTGAATATCATGGACCAGAAGGAAGCCAGAAGTGCAGCTCAGTCAAGATTGAGATGGTTATGGGCTGGACAGGCGGCTAAGGATTTAGCTGGCGTAGGTAAAGGGAGAAACAAAGAGCAGTGGAATTTATACTGGAAGCATCGCTTTATGAAGCCGTTGCTAATAGCACAGGATGAAGACTATGCTATGTTCTTTGAAGACTATGATGACCATTGTGAATTGATTAAGGACCATCCTGCTGTACTGCAACAATACCAAACTCACTTCTGGGAGTTGATAGCTCAAACTGAAAAGATGAATATAAAAACGTTTGGTGAATTTTTAGACACAATAGATAGGTTCATGCTGCATGAGTACGGGTTAAGGCTGGATACGCCAGCAGACCTTAAATATATAATTAAAGGGGAACAATTATGATTAGCAATGAAGTAAAAGCGGAAGTGTTATATAACTCTAAGAAAAAAAGTATGTTGGCTGCGTACCTGCTAGGCGGGTTCTTGGGCAACATTGGTGCTCACTACTTTTATCTTGGAAGAAAAGAGTTTGGGTTTATTATGATTGGCAACACCATACTGATGGTGGCAACGACAGCATCAGGCAGTGAAGGTGTTATGGTCTTAGGTTCGCTTGTTTACCTGCTGGCGCTTGGTGCTAGCTTTGTTCATACATACTACGTTTGTAATGAAGTAAACAAGAATTTACGCGATGAGTGTGCAATTATGGTGGAGAAATAATATGTCGGGATTAGATGATGCGACACCAGAAGAATGGAATACGATGGCTGAGTTGCAGCGATTAAAAAGAGCAGAGGTGAAAAGTCTATTAGAGCGTTTAGAGGATGATGATATGTTAGACAATGATGATATGGTAGACAATCCTGCTCACTATAATGAAGGTGCTATAGAAACTATTGACTACATCGTGGATGTGCTAGGCGAATGGGACAGTATTCATTACTGCCATGGCAACATCATCAAGTATCTAAGCACTCGCTTATGGACAAAAGGCAAGCCGCTGCAAGATGCTAAGAAGGCTCGCTGGTACTTAAACAAGATGATTGACCTAATGGAAAAAACAGAAGGGGAACACTGGTGAGATTAAATACATTAGAAATGCTTATCGAACGATGGGGTCATGAGAAAGGTATTCTGCCTTATGCTGTACCTACAGCTCAACTAGAGAAGACTGAGGAAGAAGTGGCCGAGCTACGTCAAGCTATTGAAGAGCGTGATGTTGAAGAAATTGCAGATGCTATCGGAGACATCTTTGTGACCTTGGTCATGCAGACACGCGCTTGGGGCTTAGATATGGAGACCTGCGTAGAACAGGCCTATCAAACTATTAGTAAGCGCACAGGTAAGATGGTTGATGGTAAGTTTGTTAAGGATGATGACAATGGGTGTTGAGGTTCTACTTGAGCGTTTAGACAAGGTTAGAGCTTCTGGTAGTGATACGTGGCGGGCGCAATGCCCGTGCGGTCACGCATCGCCGGGGCAGATGTCAATAAAGCTCTTATCATCAGGAAGTATCTTAATTCATTGCCATGCTGGTCATTCTCCTACTGAGATTGTTGAAGCTATAGGGTTGAACATGAGCGACTTGTTTGAGAAGCCTTTAGATCAGCAAGTCAGGCCGCTATATATGGCACAAGCTGAAAAGATACAACAGGGCAAGGTTAGCGAGAAAATAAAAAGCCACGACCTAAGACTGGACATGGTGGCAGACGCGAGAAACCGAGGAATTAAACTATCAGCAAAAGACCTGCAAACCGAAAGGGATGCTTGGATTGAGAAAAGAAAATTAAAACAATCCTTGCAATAATACAAAGTTACCAGTTAAAATAAACGAAACTAACAAACGGAGAGGCAAAATGTTATTAAGCAATAAAAAAGTTATGTCATTCATGAGAGCTGCAAATCATGCAGTTATACTCAGGGAGACAGGTTTAACCTATCCTACACTCAAAAGAATAATGGATGGTGGTTATGACGCATCAAGGCTATCTACAAGAGAAAAGCTATCGGCCTTTATATCTAAAGTTCAATCAGGCAAATACGAATGATTATTCGTAGTGAAAAGCCAGAGCATAGTTTCACAATAGTCAGCAATCAAGTCATAGAGGATGAGAATTTAGACTGGAAGGATTTAGGTTTACTGATCTATCTACTATCTAAACCTGATAACTGGCAAGTATCGCTGGCTCATCTAGCCAAACAGAAACGCACAGGTCAGGATGGCGTAGCAACAGCTATAAAAAACCTGAAGCAAGCAGGCTATATCAGGATGAAAAGGCACAGCACAGGTCATGTTGATTGGTATGTTTATGATAGGCCTCAAATTGATAGCCCCAAACTGGATAATCCTCAAGGGGAAAATAAGGCACTAATAAGTACTGATAATAAACAAGTACTGAATAATAACAATAGCAAGCGGTTTATTAAGCCTTCTGTTGATGATGTTGCTGAGTATTGTGCGTCGCGTCAAAACA